ACGGTGTTGCTTTCCTGTTCTGTCGGCGTAGCCACGCTTCGCAGTATCGGCAGGAGCCGTCTTTGGAGCCTCTGGGGTGCGGGGTTGGTTTGCCCTTGTATCGGGTGATGTTGGGGCACATTTCGGTGGTTTGGGTGCTGGTCACTTGTTTGCCTTGAGTGCTTCGAAGTAGGCGGCTGAGGTGACGCTGGTTCCGTGGGTGTCGATTGGGTGGGCGGGGGAGAGCATCAGTCCGACGGTTGCGAGGGCGTCGAGGAGGTCGCGGGTTTCGATGTAGCGGCGGATGGTGTTGTCGTGGATTGCGTCGGTGAGGTCTTGGGCGTGGCTGATTTGGGTGGCGATTGCTTGGATTGTGTTGGTCATTGTGTGGTCTTTCGGTTAGGGGTTCTTTGTGGGGGATTGTACGGGGGTTTATTCGGTGAGGGCTTGGGTGGGGATGTGGAGCATTTCGGCTACGTCGCTCATCGTCTTTCCTGCTGCCCAGCGGTGGATGTCGATGCGGGGCGCTCGCCACGAGAGGTTTCCGATGCGGCAGGTCGTCTTGCCCGTGGTGTCAGGACCGGGTTTGGTGGCTCCGCCTCCGAGGATTTCGGCGACTTCGGTTGGGGTGTAGGCGGTGCCGTTCCAGTCGGGGAGGCTGGCGATGAGGTCTTTGAGGGCTTTGTCGTCGTAGGTGCCGTGGTCTGCGGTGCGGTTGTCGACGAGGACGATGCGGGCTGCTTCTTCGTCGGTGCATTGGACGAAGGTGACGGCGATGTATTGCCAACCGAGGGCGCGGGCTGCTTGCCAAGTGTGGTTCCCGGCGAGGATGGTGTTGTCTCCCCGGCGGGCGACGATTGGGCGGAACTGTCCGAGGCGTTCGAGGGATTCTGCGATTGCGCCGATGTCCCCGGTTCGGGGGTTGGCGGGGTAGGGACGTAGGTCGTTGATGGGTACGAGGTCTGCGGTGACTTGTTCTGGGGGGCTGGTGAGGGTTGCGGGGTCTTTGAGGACGGGGGGTGTGGGTTGTGGCAGTCCGAGGAGGTCGAACTTGATGTACTTGATGGCTCGGGGCTTGCTCTCATCAACTTGTTCGAGCAGCCACTCTTCCCAAGCGTCGTAGGCGTCTGGGTCGATGACAGCGGTGAGTGGTCCTAGCACGAGGCGGTGTTCGTCGTCTTTGGGTGACCGCTTGGGGCGCATATCCATTTGGAAGGGTGAGTCGATGATGTCGGTGAGGTTGGCGAGGTCGTCGGGGGTGAACCCGGTGCCGTCTAGGTTGGGGAGTTCTTCGAGGAGGGCACGCAAGACGGGTTCGTCGTAGTGGGCGAGGTCGCTGGTGCGGTTGTCGGCGAGCATTATGCGGCGGCTGGTGGGTTCGTCTGCGTCGACCCATACGACGGCGATGGATTTCCAGCCGAGTTTCTTTGCTGCCTTGTAGGTGTGGTTGCCTGCGAGGATTTGTTTGGTTTCACGGTTGACCACGATTGGCTTGTATTGCCCGTGGTGTGCTAGTGATTGTGCGATGAGGTCGATATCACCGCGTCGGGCATTCGCCGGGTGGGGTTTGATGCTGCTGAGGGTGACTGTCTGTGCTTCGGACAGTCGGATGTTCTCGGTCAAGTTCAGGCTTCCTCAGGGTGGGCGAGTCGGTGGGCTGCTCGGGTGAGGGCGAGGGCTGCGGATTCGTCGGCGTCGATGAGTTCGCGGTTTGCTTGTCCGTTCAACCATTCCGCGAACCACGCGAACGCGATTTCGGCGTTCTCGGTTCCGATGACGGCTTCGAGTGTGGGGTTGCTCATTCTGGGGTCACCTCCTTGCGGGGGCGTCCACGCTTGGCTTTCCCAGTTTCGGGGTCGCGGGGGATGTCGTCGCGGATAATCTTGTAGATGTTCTGTTCGGTGGTGCCCATCGAGTCGGCGATTTCGCGGTAGGTGATGCGGTTCTTCCGCAGTTTCAGGATTGTGCGGCGGCGTTCTTCTGACAGTTTGGCGATGGACTTCTGGTGTTCCCGAATCATATGGGTCATCAGTTTGACGGTTTCGAGTTTCTGTTCGTCCCACTTGTTCACTGTTGCCTCCCGTTGGAGGGTCGGGTTCATCGGGGTTGCTCCGTTTCTGGATGATACTGATGGGTGGGTTGAGTTGCCAGTCCCTTGATGTGGATGACTAGGCAGGATGCTCCGCGCTGGGGTGCGTGGAACAGGATGGAGTGCAGGTAGGTGGGTGAGTCGTCTGAGATGACTCCGGCGTCGACGATGCCGTCGATGGCTGCTTTGACTGCGGGGTTGCAGGCGGCTACGTCTTGTAGGCGTCCGCTCTTCTGGAACACCTCGACTTCGACTTCGATGTGCTGCATTGTGGGGATGCGTTGTTGGCGGGCGAGCATTGAGAAGGCGTAGCGCCATTCGCGGACAAGTTCGGCTCGTTTCCATTGGGATGCAGCGCGTTCGGCGTTGGTTGTCCACGGCGCTTTGTCATAGCGCAGGGAGTAGTGGTCGAGCGCGTACATAAACCCCAGTGTACACAACTGGGGTTGTTCAGTTGTCGTCAGGCTCTTCGTTCACATAGCGGACTCGCGTGAAGTCCGGCAGCAACAGCCAGAACCGTCCGCGCAGGTCTCGAAAGGGTGTGGTGGCGGGGTCAGCGCCCATCGGGACGAGCAGCCCACGCAGTTTCGCTTCGAGGCGTTGTGACTCGACCCAGCCGTGGCAGCCTGTGGTGCCTGTGCCGCACAAGGCGAGCAGGTTGTGAGCGGCGTGGACTTCTGGGTCTGGGGTGCCGCCCATTCCTCGGGGCTGACGGTGGTGGACGGAGACGCTGAGCAGGTCGGAGCCGCAGTTCTCGCAGCGGTACAACGCTCGCCGCATCACTTTCATCCGGGTGGCTTGGGTTAGGGAGTTCTTCTTCGCCATCAGGGTGCCGCCACTACGGTCTCGAACGCGCTGTTGAGGTTGGCGACGAGTTGTTGCAGGCAGTCCGGGCAGGGCAAACCTTGGTTGACAGGGGTGTGACTCAGGTCACAGATGGGTTCGGTGCCTGCGGCGATGTGCAGGGCGTTCGCGTAGGCAATCCACTTGAGTTGACTCACGGGTTCTTCACCTTCTCTCGCGCCACGTCCCATCGGGCGGGGTGTGGCTTGTCGGTTTCGTTGCATGGCTGCTCGCTCGATGCGTGGCAGGTTGGGCAGGGGTTGGCTTGCAGTTCTTGCAGGATGTCTTCGGGGATGGGGGTGTCGGTGAACAGGGTGTTCATCTGGGTTCGCATCAGTCGCAGGAACTCCTCGCTAGGGGGTGCGCCGACGGATTCGAGGGCGCGTTGCTTGGCTTGCTCCTGTTCGATTTGGCGGCGGCGGACGGTGCGCCACGCTTCGTTCAGGTGGGCGGGCATCAGGGCGTTGGTGCGTTCGGCGTAGTGGTCGATGACCAACTGCTTGGCGGTGTCGAAGTCCATCGAGAAGTGCAGGGCTGCGTGCCACGCTTCGACGCGGGCTTCGTCCACGCTGACTCGGTCGTCGAACGATTTGGTCATCGTGAGCAGGAGGGCGACTTCACTCTTCTTCACTGGGCGATTCCTAACTGCTGTTGGTCTTGTTCTTGCTGGGCGTAGCGTTGAGCGAGGCTCAGCCCTTGGTGCAGGTTCGAGTCCCGGCGGGTCGGCTGCTCGGCTGCTGTGGCGCGGGTGGCGTTGGCGGTTATCCACGCATACGCCGAGTCCAGACGGGCGTGTCCATCGCTGGCGCACTTCTTGGCGGCTTCGATTACCCGGTCGGGGTTGAAGCCAGCGTCGAGTAACTGGCGTGCCTCCCGAGCCAACTGTCCGATTTGGCGGGCGAGGGGTTGCTCGGAGTGCAGGGAGTTCCACTCGTCGACGTAGGCAGCGACAATGTCACGGGCGGTGACAACGCCGAGCGGAGCGAGGGGTTGTAGTTCTTTCTTCTTATTCGGTTCTTCTTTATCAGTCCTTTCTAAGAGGACTGGTTCACCGAACGTCGGGTAACCGACGACTGGAAATCCGTCTTCGGTGTTGTCCGGTTTGTCGGATTCGACTGCCTCGTCGTACAAGATGTAGTCCGTAGACCAGTGCCCGGTCACTACATCTTGTGTTCGGCTGCGGCGCAGGTAACCGACGGCTTCCAACTCGCTCAGGGCAGTGCGGATAGCGTCCCTGCCTTCCTTGCCTTGGGGACTCTCCTTGGACAGCATCTCGGCACTGGTGCGCCAGTTATCTGGGCGCGACAACATTGAGATGAGCAGCCCCCGGGCACGAAACGACAACCGCGAATCCCTAATGACCTCATTCCTCAGCGTCGTGTAGTCGCGCTCAGGGCGAGGGGCGCGAACAATGCTCACGACTGCTGCAACTCCTTCTTGCGGGTCAGGTACAGATTCCGCAGACCCTCCCGCCAATCATCCGGTAAGTCAAGTCCGGCAGCCTTCTGAGCGAGTGCGTTCAACGCCTCGACCGTGTCCACCTCGGTCATCCCGGCTTGAAGACTCATCAAGGTCTCCTCATCGGCAGGCGGCTTCGGCTCAGCCGCCGCTGACCGCTCGTAGGAGTGTGAGTCCGGGTCAGGCTCGTCGGTCGGCAGCGCCAGCGACTGCAACAGGGCGATGCGGAATGCCACACTCATCGCCTTGGCGACCGCCTTGTCCCCAGAGTCCATCGCCTCACCGATGACCTCACTGCACATCGCATCCCCAGCGGGACCGCTAAAGACGTAGCGGACACGGACGATGACGTGAGCCATCTGGGTGCGGTTCTTGCCGACCTCGACCGTCTGGTACTGGTAGTCCAGCAAGGTCGGCATCACGATGACGCCGTGCTTGCGGAGGGCGGGAGCGACCGCGTTCACGACCGCGTCGATGCCACGGAACATAAACCGCTGAGCCTCGTTGCGGTCTTCCTTCTTGACGGCACTGACTTCGGACATCACCGCAGCGAGCGCCTCAACGATGGTGGGCTTGGCGCTTGTCATCAGTTAGCCCCCTTGCTGGTCTCGACGTTGAACGAGATGCTGCCCTTCTCGATGACCACGCCTTGCACGACCTCGCCGGACTCGGCGATGACCACGATGCCGTCGTCGGTCAAGGTGACCTTGGCGTTGATTTCGGACTGGGCTGGCTCAACCTTGGTGCGAAGCAGTTCAGGAGCGGAGTTCTGCGCCCACTTGATGAACGCCTCGGCGTCGGTCACGCGAGCCTTGTCCGATGAGGCGCGTGACTTCACACTGCCGTGCGGCAGGACGACGGACTTGCGCCCGTTCTCCTCACGCTCACGCATCGCGTACTGAATCAGCAGACCTTCGAAGAACTTCATATCCCCGTCGAGGTTGCGGGTCATCTGGTCGAGCCACTCGCTGATGCGGGCGGTCTCGTTGTCGGCGATGCGCTGAAACTCGCGCTGCTTGTCGCGTAGGGCGGCGAGTTTCCTCATCGCCCACGTCGCGGCACCGTCATCGGTGATGGTGAAGCGTTCCCGGGTCTGCTCGTCTTCCAGAACGGGGTCGTTCGTGGACGGGAACTCTGGGAGTGGTTGTGTCATTGTGTCCTCCTTGGGTTCAGGTTCGGACACGAGGTTAGCACAACCGTGGTTAGGTATCAACATCGGGGTGGCTAAGTGCCGCACCCCCTCATTTGTGCCAGAATCCACCTGCTCGGCGATGTGGGCGGGCATCCCCTTCCCGTTTCGCCCCGCCCTTCCCGTCGAGCGTGGCTGACTGGCGATGGGTTCCGCCAGACAGCACGAAGGGGGTCTGGGTAACGTGTCCACCCAGACCCCCTTCACTGCCCCTAGAATCACCCCAGACGCTTGATAAGCGCCTCGTAGGTCTTCTCCCCCACGGTGCCCCGCTTCTCGCTCCACAGGGCTGGACGAGGCTTCTGGAAGGCAGCGACCGCCTTGCTGGTCTTCTCCCCGTAAATCCCATCTACCGTGACACGCACAACCTCCTGTACCGCACGCACGGCAGCACCGCGAGAGCCGATGACCAACGGCTTGCCCGGGTAGTCCGGGTACTTCACAGGCTTGCGGGTGCCGTCTGCCCGGATACCGAGCCGCTTGCACGCCGCACGCACATCGTCCACGGTCTTTCCAGCCGACACCTCCCAGTGCATCTCATCGACCCCGTTCTGCCACACCCCACCCCAAGTGATGATGTCGCCGAACTCCTTGGCAATAGCGATGCACGCAGCCCGCTGCTTCGCGGACATCGTCCGCCTGAACATCGGGAACGAGCGCCAGTTCAGGTCAGCCGCAGAGCCGGAGGCGTGGTTCGACCACTTCGTCGACCCGGCGACCTTGCGATACACCCAGCCTCCCTCATCCTGACCAGCGGGGCTGTTGTTGCCCACCGACAGGGGCAGCACCCGCTTGTTGACCTCAGCGGCGACCGCCAGCAGCAGCGGCAGAGCCTCCTTGTGCAGACGAATCTTGATGTTTGTCCCCGGGATGACCCCGTACTTCAACCGCTGGTCGGAAGCGGACTCGATGACCTGCCATCCGTTGATGGAGGTAGGCATCAGTCAGTCTCCTCGTCAGCCGCCGGGTCGTACAGGTCGTCGTCGGAGACTGCGAACTCGTTCGCAAGGGAAGGACCGCTGTACCCGAAGCGGGCTGAAGCCATAGAGGTCACGAGCGACAGTAGCGCGGCAAGACCCGCACCTGACAGTGACATCCGCAGGTCGCCCCACGAGATGATGGAGACGGCAGCCAAGAACTGAGCGAACGTCTTGATGGCACGCTCAACTGCGGCAATCCAGAAGGCTTTAGTGAACACAATGACACTCCAATCTGCCCGTGATGTCGAGCAACCCTCAGAGTGTAATGCAATCAGCCGACAATCCTTGACAGTCGGGTTTAGTTTGAGTTGCTCCGATTGTTCATCATCACAGTCAGCATTTGACGAATGACCCGCACTTCGGCAGCGGTCTCACGAATCTGCTTCTCAGCCTCTTCAACTTTGCTGTTCGTCTTGTAAACCTTGTCAGCAAGGGAGTCGCCACCGTTCTGCCACAACTGATGCTCAACCCTATTCATACGGTCTGACAGTGTCCGTCCGTCCTTATCTGTACCGATAGCCGCCTCTACTCGGTGAGCGACCTTGTAAATCTTATAGATAGAGGCGCCGATGAAGAACGCCGCGCCAATGACCCCGGCAATCTGCACGATGTCCGCTTGAAGATTGTTCAGGCTCACAGCGGAGACACCCACACTGCTTGGAACCAAGAGCCAAGTGACGCTGCCGAGGTGGTCGACAGTGTGTATCCAGAATCTTGATAAGCGTACAACTCGATGTAATCCGTCGAGCCGTTCATCGACACGAGCATCGGTCCTACAGTCACAACGACTGATTTGGCAGCGGCTGCAACGGGGGAACCGTAGTAGTATGTGGTTGCGCTAGTTCGTGCGGTTGCCGCGTTGTATGCAATGGAACCGTTCTTGTAGATGCGTGCCTCGCGGAAACCGTAATAGTTAGTTCCACCGCTACCCGCATCGAACACCACGCATCCGCTCACCAAGTACCAGCCAGCCACAATGGGCTTGATTTGTGTGGTGTTCGTGGAAGTATCGTGCATTCCCGTACCGTCAACATCACCTCGGTCGACGACTTCGGTGGCAAACGGAATAGCAACCGGGGTTGAATCTGCGATTGTGGTAGTAGTTGCCCCGCTCGCCTGACGCAGCAAAGTAATCGGACGCTTCGCAACGAACTTCAAACCAGACGAAATGGTGTTCAAATCCGATGCGCGACAAATCTGCCCAGCAGTGAAAGATGCCGGGTCAGTCCAAGTCGTTGGCACGCCTGCCTCCTAATAAGTAGTGCTGTCGACCGCAGAAGTTTGGTAGGTAACACGCCATGAAGTCGGGTTTATATCCCATGTTATCCCTTCAACCCAGCAAATCGACGATAATGTGCGCCCATCCTTGGTGAGTCGGCTCACCGAAATCAAGTCACCTAAGTCAGTCTTCACCACAAGCACCTTGTTCGTAGCCGACAAACCCTTGACCGGAAGACTCACCTCGGCGACAGCAGTTGAAGGCAAGGAACGCCGAGTAGCAAGGTAGTTCGCATAGTCCGAGTTGTCAGACCCCTTCGATAAAGTCGAAGACGCTTGAACACTGAACAAGCCATACCGTGTAGAAGACTCAGGGTCTGTGTAAGTCACTGGCTTACCAGCCTCCGGGATGACCACGGATTTGTTCATAATCTGATTGTGCATCGGCACGGTAGTGATGCTGTCATATCCGATGGCGGTGCCCAAGTCGTTCAAAGTTAGCGAAGCAGACCGGGCAACCAATGTAGCCGCAGCCGGGTCAACATATTTCAACGCCTTGTGGCTGAGAACTCTGATGACACCAGTGCGGTCACAGAACACCCGTCCACCCTCGGCAGAGACGCACTCCTCAATGAAAGACAAAGGAGTGCTGTCCAGAACCTTTGCTGAATGCGTGCGAGTTCCAGCCTTCAGAGTGTTGTATTCGGCACCCTGCCACCTGATGTACTTGAAGACGCTTGCGGTGCGGTTTGCGGTTGTCTGGTCTGTAGGACAGTACAACGGAATATTCGAAACAGTCGCATACGAGTAGAGGTCACGACCCAACCGCGCCACGTTATCAACGAAAGTAATGGTCGACCTCGGATAGCGAGACTGGTCTGCCTCGACTGACTCGATAATCCCAGCGAAGATGCAATGGGAAGTCGTCGAACTCTCCCCATACATCAAGCAACCAAACGTCCCCGGAGCCAGCCACGACAATGTCTTGTCGGGGCTGACACTGACACGCTTACGGTAAGCACCAGTTGTCAGATTGTCAGGGTCATAGTTTCCGCTGACGTTGTTCAGCACCACCGTCATCTCGCCGACGTCAATGCCTTGGTCATCGCGGGTACGTCCTCGACGGATTGAAACCTCGAAGATATCGCTCGACGGAATCTTGTTCAAGATGGTTCCTGCGACAACTGCGGGAGAACCGGAGGCTATGGCAGCATCGTCGGAGTCATACGCCAGTTTGCCCCCATTGCCGCTGGCATCCCCAAGACCAGCACTTGTTCCACTGCTCACATCAAGTTGAAGATAGGCGCTCGATGTGAAGTTGTTTGCGGTACCAGTCGCAGGCGTGTACTCCGCACCCAGTACCAGATAGAACTTACCCACATCTGCGGTGGGAAACGAGATGTTGCTGTAAATATATGCTGGCATCGTCAGGCACCCTCAAGTATGAATGTTCCGCCCGAAATCCTAGATGTCGTCAGCACCGCACCATCAGCCAACGTGCCAAAGGTCTCAACAACAGTGATGTAGTAGTTCCCACCCAAAGTCGGGGCATTAGCGATAATCACACTGTCCCCAACTTTGAACTGGTCAAACGACTCAAGCGTGCTAGTCACATAAATCTTTATCGGCGTCGAGTTGTCGCCTTGGTCAATGATGTAGCACTCGCCAGAAGCCCCAGTGCCATCATCACTAGGCGCCCTCACTACAGACCCAAACCAGTCAGAGACACACCCTTGCGCCGTAACAACTGCGCCAGTTCATCACGAACAAGTTTCGTCAACTCCTTGTCCGTCACAACCGAACCCTTCACTTCCAAGGTTACGTTGTTCGTCACATTGCTCATTGAACCAGCAGCCGATGCAGCCGATGCAGCCTTTGTAGCGTTCTTGATATCCGCGTTGTAAGTAGCCGCACCCAACCTCGACAACTGTTCGCCCATCGTGTCCAGCGATGTCTGCCCAGCACGATACGCATTCATCACATCCGGACCGGCATTCAAGAAAGCCTCAGCCATAGCCGTCCCCGCACCCGGACCCATAGCAAGAATCTGTCGGTAAAGGTCGCCCGACAGCGGCTTGCCCTTGCCGACGTAAGACGACAACGCAGTCATCTTGTCAAGAAACTCCTTGACCGCATTGACCCGCGAATCCATCGCATAACTCAGTTGGTCAGCACCCGCCGCATATGAGGTAGGAAGACCAAGGTTGCCCAACAAACCTTGGTCGTGAATCATTCCCTTTATCTCATTGCGGAAATCTTCACGCGCTTTGCGAAGGTCTTCGAGAACCTGAACAAGTTTCTGGCGTTGCTGCTCATAGAAAGCGGAAATCTTGTCAGCAGTTGAAATCTTGGGGTTGTTTGCCTCATTCCACAACTCCACAAGAGACTTGATTGCCGCGCTGCCCTTCTTCAAGACCTCCTTGGCAATCTTCAAACCCTCTTCGCCCTTGCCACGCAAATCCTCGATGATGCTCATTGGCACGTTCTTACCCGCGAGTGTCGCTAACGCCGCGTTCAACTTGACGGTCTTCATCAAGTCATCGCGCATCTTCGCCAACCCGGTCAACTCACCCGGGGTGTTCTTCTTGTCGTCCTTCTTCGTCGTTCCGCTCCCTGCGGCAGCGGCAACCGGGTCGCCACGCTCACCAGCACGGTAATCCTGATACGCCTTGGTCGCAGCCTGCGCCTGCTGCGCCAACATTCGGCGGTCTTGGGAGTCCAACTTCATCCCGCCAAGCGCGGCATCCTTCAAGTCCTTCGCAGCGTCGTAAGTCTTCGGGCGGCAAAGGTCGATACCGTTAGCCAGACCCACTCCGATGTTCTTACCCATTTCCGTCGTGACCTTCGACGGCGAGTGAATCCCCAACTTCTTCTTGACCCAGTCAATCGGCTTAGTCACCACACCAGTGATGGCGTTCCAGATGGCACCACCTATCTTCTTGATGCCATTCAGCAAGCCCTGCATCATACTTGTGGCGAACGACTTGAACTTCTCAGGCAGACCCTTGAAGAAATCGAGAATCTCGTGCCAGTGGTCGATGATGAACTTCACCGCAAGACCAATCGGTCCTGTCAGGATGGCAAGAAGTGTCTGCCAGTTGTTCTTCAACCAGTTCCAGACAGCCTCGGCACCCTTCTTGATGCCGTTCCAGACAGCCGAGAAGATGCGACCCAACCAGTCGGTCTTCTTGGCGATGAGGATGACAATGCCGACAAGAGCAGCGATGAGCATTATGACCCAACCGATTGGGTTCATATTCATAGCGATGTTCAACGCCCACTGAGCCGCCTGCCACAGCCACGTTCCAACCGCTGCCGCTTTCTGGGCAGCCGTCAAGATGGCAGTAGAAATGGCGTTAGCCTTACCCGACACTGCGGCGTAACGCTGAGCAACCGCAAGCCCCTTAGTGCGGGCAATCGCAATCAAAGAAATCGTGTTGTAGACAGCCGTGGCGACACGCCACGCAACCATCGCCGCAACTACAGTCATAATCGCCGGGGCAAGGAAAGCGGTAACCCTGACCAGCCCAGTCAAGACCGGGATAAGAGGCGTGAACAACACAAGCGCCTGCGTCAGAAGCGGGATAAGCGGAGTCAATGCGATGACTAACTCAGCCAGCGACAACGCCAGTTCAGGCAAATACGGGGCAAGCGCCTGAATGACAGTCACAAGACCACTGCCCAACGCCTCAGCCAACGTAGTGATAGCCGGAACCAAAGCCTGAAACGACGGACCAAGTTGCGTGAACAATGACGCCGCAACCTCAGTCACCATCGACAAGACCGAAGCAAGCGGAGGCAGCACAGCGACCAGCAACCCGCCAACCGATGACAACAGGTTCGACACAATCGGTCCCGCTTGCTCCAAGAACGAGGTCAAGGCAGGACCGACGTTATTCACGATGTCCGCAATGGCAGGACCGAGCGCCATACTGAACGACTTCGCCAGCCCAGTGACCGCTGGCTCCAACTCGCTCAACGCATTTGAGATGAGCGGGATGGCGGGCATCAACCCGTCAATCAAAGCGTTGCGGGTGTTGTCCTTGAACGTAGACATCACACCGTTGAGGGACTTCGACTGCCGCTCCATCGCGCCAGCAGCACCCGGGAACTTCTGCATCGCCCCCAGCATCGCCTCGATAGCCTTCTCGCTGGTGAGGGTGCCGGACTCAATGGCTTTGTTCATCGCGTCGATGTTGCCGCCGAACATCTGCTCAGCAATCGCCATCTTCGCGTTGAAGCCGGGGAGTGCCGAACCAATCTGCATCAAGTCCTGAGACATAACGCGACCAGCAGACTTCATCTGACCGAAGGCGTACACCACCGAGTTGATGGCGTCAGGCGGCGCACCCAGAGCGGCGACGATGTCACCGACGGCGGGCATCACACGGTCACGCACATCCTCAGCGGCATACCCGAGGGAAATCAACCGCTTCGTGGCGTCCAACAACTGCGGCATCTCGAACGGCGTCTTTGCAGCGAAGTCACGCAGCGATGACAGGTAGTTCTTGGCATCATCCGCCGACCGCCCGACACCCTTGAAGATGCCTTCGAACGAGATGACCTGCTGCTCGTAGGCAGCGGACGCTTGAATCGCTTGCGTCCCGAACTTCATCACCGCACCAGAGGCAGCGGCGTAAGCGGCGGTGGCGACACCCGCCATCATCTTCATCGCCCCACCGAGACGGTTCGTCGCCTCGATAGGGCTACCAGCGACGCTGCTGCCGAAACTGTTGGCGGCACGCTCCGCTTGCTTCATCCCACTAACGAAGCGAGACGGGTCAGCGGAGATGCGAGCAAGCACTTCTGTGACTACTGCCATACTCGCACCTCCCGCTACTTGTTCTTCTTAGCCGCCCGTTCCGCCTCGTCAGCCCGCACGATGTACAGGGCTTCCCACTGCATCAACTCCCACCCGGAGATGGGCTTGTGCGATGGGCTGCCCTCCAACAGTTCGCCGACGGTGCGACCGAGTTTCTCGGCTAACTCGAAGACGAACCTACGCGGACTCCCCATCAGGAAACGACTTCGCCGTGGCGTCCGAATCCTCCTTCGAGAATCCGCCCAGCCGCATCCCCACCTCGGCGACACGGTCAAGAGCGTTCGCCGACTTGGTTAGGACAACCTCACGGTCATCGTCAGTGAAGATGCGCTCGCCAGTCTTCGGGTCGTGCGCCGAAGCGATGACGATTTCTGGGTACACCACCTTCAAGTTGACTGCACCAGTCTTGGGGTCAACTGCCGACTCCAAGATGCGGGTGCGGTCAGCACCAGTCATACCCCGAACTTCGATGTCGACATCCCACTCGGGGACGTTGATGACTTCGCTCGGGATGTCCTTGGTTGCGAGGATTTGGTCACGAAGGGACACTGCTTCTCCTTATGTTTGGGGATTGCTCATTCAGTTGTTGTTAGAACGTCCCGGTTACGGTGCGCGACACGTCGCCAGAAACTTGGAACTCCGCCGAGAATGTGATGACGTCACCCACAGAAGCCGACACCTCGTAAGAGGTGAGGATTGCTTGGAACGTGTAGGCGGGGTTCGTCGACGACAACGAGGAACTGCTTCCGTCTGGCTGGAACTTGACTTGGAACTCAGCAGCCTGAAGCAGCGCCTGAATGGTTACGTCAACAGCACTTGCTGCGGCATCGTACTTGCCGCTACAAGAGAACGTCGCATCCTTCAGACCCGCGATGTAGGTCTTGGAGTCTTTGCCTAATGTGGTGGTCTCGGCAGTCTCGACCGAGTTCGACAGAGAAGCCTCTTCGATGTAGTTGGTCAGGTCAACCGCGTTGACCTTGACCTTTGACTTACGACCGTGAACGAAAGCCATTTCTTATTACCTCCGAGCGAATGTGATGGTGTAGGTGATGGAGCCAGCCCCGCTCGTTACGCAGCGTGCCCGAACATACCGTCGGATGGATTGTCCGGCGGAAATCTCTAACCGTTGCACAGCCGTGGTGCTGGCTGGAACAACCGTAAATCCGGCATTTGGGATTTGTGTAAATGAGACGTTGTCTGCCGAGTCCCAAACGGTGAAAGTAGCCGTTCCCACATTAGCGTTTGCGGTAACGTGCAGATAGGCGACCGCGTTGACACCAGAAGACGGAGTGTTCGCGCTAAATGTGGTTGAGCCTGCGGTTGCGTGCGGAACTGAGGTGGTGAAGTTGGTGCTGTCAATAATGGATTGCACGACTGCTCCGACTCCGAAAGCCCCAGCGCCGGAAGTGACGGTAAGAATGGCACCGATAGCCAAGTTGGTCGTGTTTCCTGTAGTGAGTGTCACAGTGTTGGAACCAGCCACCAAGGTTGCGACCAATCCGGACTTGTTGGAAATCGCGTAATCGTAAGACGGGTCATCGAAAGTGGTTGCCGTTGTTAGCGTGGTAGCGAAACTTGAACTTGTTCCGCTCAACACAATGGCGCGGTCGATGCCCTTGTCGCTCTGCAACTCGGCGGACATTGAGACAAGGTCACTCACGGACGATGACACTTCGTAGGAGGTCGGGTCAGCGATACAGGAGTACGCCACCCCGCCTGTCTTACGCTCAGGGGCGAACGTGAACACGGCGTCGTCGACTTGCAAGGCATCCGAGATGACCTTGTCGATGGAAGACGCGCCGTTGGCAGCCTCGAACATCCCCGACAGCGAGATGGTGCCGTCCTTCAGACCCGAGATGTAGGTCTTGGCGGCGTTACCGAACGCCGTGGTCTCGGCGGTCTCGACGCTGTTGGAGATGGAAGCCTCGTTGAAGTACTGCGAGAGGTCGAACTTATTGACCAGAACGACGCTATTGCGACCGTGGACGAACGCCATCAGGCATCAGCCCCTTCGGTGGCGGCTGGCGTTTCGCTTGTCTTGCTCTTGCTCGCGGTGTCGGCGGACTCGATGCACCCATCTTCCAGAAGCCACTTGATTGACTTGGCTGGGATGTCCTCCGCGATGTCGCCCACAGCCAAAGTTCGGTTGGGTTCGTAGGCGATGGGAGCAAGGGCGCGGTACTTAGCCATACACGCCATCCTCTCGTTATGGCAGGCGCGATTCCCCTGCCATCGGGGACACACAGGTCACGAGAGAGACGGCGGAGGTCACGCGGACACGGAATCTCTGCACGGAATCATAAACCCTAGTGAGGACAAGTCTACCGTAGAAACGCCGAACCCCGCCGAGTCGCTGGGGGGAGACACTCGACGGGGTCGACAGGCAGGGAGTCTAACTGAGGGCTTTGTGCAGGTCGTAACCTGACCCCTCCAGCCACTCCCTGACCGTGTCAACGTCATCTGGGGCTGCAAGGATTGTCGTCGCCGTGGAGAAGACGTTGCTGGTCGGCTCGAACAGGATGTACACGGGCTTCGGGGGCACGATGTCGCCGTCGCTTAGCGCCTCCAAGAAGGCGTGGGTGTCCTTCTTCCACGGCACGTCGGAGTAGTCCCCGGTCATCCAGCCGTCCTCGATGGAGGTCAGTTTCAGCACCTTGTCGGTCGCGTAGTAGCCGCGCCATCCGCTGCTGCTGACCCAGACTCGACCCGTCCAGTTCTCGGGCAGAACGTCCTTGAACCACTGGGGTGCCTCGGAGTCGTAGATTTCGTCGAGGGTGCCGGAGTAGCAGACGTTGTCCCCGAAGATGACCTTCTCCGCTTTCTCGGTGGGAGCGAAGCGGATGAGGGTCGATGCGGCTTCGGTATCAGACTGGTAGCAGCCCTCGCACAGTGTCGCGTCGGTCAGGTCGGCGTGCCCGCTCCCCTCCTGCTCCCAATCGCTGACGGTCTTCCACTCCTTGCAGTCGTCGCAGGCTCGCAGCAAGGTGTTCTCGCAGCCGGGGCACTTGAACTCGGTCTGGTCTTGGGTGAAGAGCGGGGGTGGGAACTCGGCACCGCAGGGTTTGTCGTTCCAGCCCCCGTCGGCGAACTTGTGAGCGGTGAACGTGTCTAGGTTGATGGTCATTGTTCTCCTTCCGTGGATGATGGTAACACTACCGGGGTTGCTTTACGCGGCGGGGGTCAGCGCCGTGACCCGGCACCGGGTCAGTTGGGTGGACACCAAGCCGTTCCACTCATCCCGCTTCTTGACCGTGCCCTTCAACTGCACCTTGTCGCCCTTGTCGCCCCCGCTGTAGGAGGAGGACAGCCACTTGAAGACGTAGCCCTCGGCTGCGTAGGTGTACACCCACGTCGTGCCGTAGTAGCCCTCGAAGTTCGACACGCTCAGCACCTCGGCGGTCACATCGACCTTGGTGCCGACCTCCGCGTACAACTCCTGCGTGTAGGTCTGCCGCTTGGTCTCCTGAGCCAGTTGCTTGCGCTCCCAGTTGGCGTAGGCGGCGACCGCGCTGGCGACCAGAGCCGCCGTCGACAGGTCGACCGCAGTCTGGGCGGAGGCTGCCCGCAGGTTCAGGGCGTACTCGCTGTCACCCTCGAAGGTGCGAGCGAACTCCAGCAGAGCCGCAGCCTTTGTGAAGTGGGCTTCGGTCACTTCACCCACCTGCTTCCGGGTCTCCCGGGCGCTTTCACCCCTGCCGAAGACGAACTCCCAAGTGGTGTCGACCGTGGCTGCACCGCCCTCGGTCTGCGCCGCGCTGCGGGACTTCCAACCGTAGGTTGCGCTCACCGCGACCACCGCCGCCAAGAACTGCGTGATGTCGACCCGTTGGTCGTACTTGCCGGAGCCGCCGCCCGCCCAGTCGTCGAAGGCGTCCTTCAGGTCAGCGAAGAAGGTGACCTTGAAGTCCCAGCCCACGAAGTCCTTGACACAGGTGGAGCCGACCAGCAACCGGGTGCCGGACTCATCCTCGACCACGAACTGC